ACGATAGATTTTTTGAGGATCATTATCAATATTATCAGCGACCCACTTACGAACATCATTAAAACGTTTTTCTTTCATGGCTTTCATCAAATCTTTTAAGTTCACTTCAGCCACCTGCGAAAGAATACCTGTGTCTATCTTGCCATAAGATGAATACTTTTGAAGTTCATTCAATACACGGCGATAATCTGGGAAATGCTTAAACAGCACTTCAGCAACAACTTTTTTATCATACTCAACACCTTCTTGGTCAAGAATACCATAAAGTCGTTTACCAAATTGCGCTCCTACTTGAACCTTCTCTTCTTTATTTATCTTGAACTCTACGACTTGACAACGAGAATGAAGTGGAGCAATGATTCTGTTAGCATAGTTACAAGTCATGATAAAAGAACAATGCTTCTCAAACTCTTCAATGAAAGAACGAAGAGCTGGTTGAGTAGACTGCGGATTTAAATAATCTGCTTCATCCAAAATAACAACCTTGCGCCCACCATCAAAGCTGACAGTAGACGCATAACCACGAATTTTTGTTCTGAGAACATCAATACCCGATTCCTCAGAACCATTGATCATCAGCCAGTCACAACCGATTTCATTACAAAGTGCTTTGGCAACTGTAGTCTTGCCCATGCCAGGACCACCAGCAAGAATCATGTTTGGAATGCGACCATCTTCAACGATTTTGTTAAAGATATCTTTGGTCCTGTCAGGAAGAATACAATCGTCAATTTTTTGTGGACGATATTTTTCAACCCACAAAAAAGATTCACGATTTATCATAATCAACCATTATATTCAGAGTTTGGCTCAAGAGCAATATAATACTGTAGCACACCATCAGTGCTATCAAAACGAGAAAGACCTTTTGAAGAAAGAGTAACGGTATAGTCTTTACTCATCAATTTACTAAAGTTTTCAACTTTAAAAATGAAGTTAAAATTTTTGTCAGTCTCACCAACCACAGATGAAAACTCATCACCTGGATTTTTAGAATCCAGAGAAACAATTTCAATATTTGTTCCATTACTACGAATAGCAATATCAGGAACTTGCATGATTGAAGAAGACTTAATAGCATTATCAAATACAGATTTTGATAGAGTAAAAGTAACGTCTTCAGTAGGAAGTTTTACCTCTTTTCCTTCTGGCGGTCTTACAACCAATGTAGAATCACAGTAAGCATATTTACAAACTCTTGTATCTTGAAAGAGTTTCAGATTTTTTTCTTGAAACTCAATCTCTGGTTTCTCAAAAATCGAAATAGTGCCAAGCAAACGAGAAAGGTCGTAAATACCAAAATCTACAGGAATACTTTCGATGATATTAGCACTTGCCAAGATTGCTTTAGATGGCGCAACAGTCTTCAGTTTTTGACCTTGCTGAAAATACAGACCATTGTTGATATGTGAAAAGTTTTTCAGAATGTTCACGGTTTGTTCACTTAGGTTCATAACAATTCTCCATTAATTATTAAAATACATATTATATTATTTTTTATTTCTTTTTATTTTTCAATGCTTTTCTTCTTTCAGCACGATTTGCTGCCTTTTTTTCTATACTTTCTATTTCTTTAACAGCTTGATGATTTTGTTTTCTTAACATTCTGTTATCCCTAAGCTGTTTAGCTTCTATCAAATTTTCTCTTGCGACAGGATTTGCACCATCTATTCGTCCAAACTCCGACAAAGAACCATCAAAAACATAAGTCCCTACATGGCCCAATTTCATCCACGGACATAAATAAATTTTATGTCCTAGTCTGCGAGATAATTGACAGAACATATAATCTTCGGACAAATATCTATCGGAATTACCAGATTCACCACCAGGCATATATATATCATTGTCAATCACAGTATCAAAATACGCATGAATATATCTCGATCCATCAAAATGTTCCGATCTATTATGATCGGGTTTATAATGAAATCTAGGATATGCTTCTCTAAAAGTATTAAAGACATTTCTTTGAATTACCATAAAACCAGTTCCAGTTTCAAGAACTTCCACAGGTTCATTGATATGCAATTCTCTTGTTCCTTCTACTGGGTTAAAAACAAAATCACCTACAAATTTTGACAATTCTTTGGGGTCTTCATCGGCAATGCCAGCATCAACAGCTTGTCTAACTTTTTCCCAAGCAATACATTTTTTACCGTATGGGCCCCCAATAATTGGATGATCATCATCACACAACGCCAACAATGAAAGCACATCACGAGGATCGAAATGAATATCACTATCAATAAACATTAAGTGAGTAAATTCTTCAGCACGAATAAATTCATCAACAAGATAATTTCTTGCTCTTGTGATCAAACTTTCATTAAAAATGAAAAAGAAACGACAATCTACTCCATAATTTGTACACAAGGTTGCCAAATCTATACATGCTTTCGCAAACATTCCAGCACATTGACCCCCGTACATCGGTGTTGCGACAAAAAGTCTTTTTTTTCTAAGTTCTTCTAACTTAACTTCAATTTTCATTATATCTCCAAAAAACCATAAAAAATAGAGAGTAGGCTCAAAAGAACACCACCCTCTATTTAGTGTGTCAATTAAAACGATACTTCTTCAATGGTTTCTGTGCTAGATTCACCTCCTTCAACAGAACCTTCAGGGTTATAATTTACATCAGCATCAACTTTGCTATACAAGTCAAGAAATGCCGTTTTTGTTTCATCATCAAAACGATTGACACACATTTGAATCGCCTTCATGCGATCATTAAAGATAGCGAACGCATTGGCAATGTGAACTAGACGGCGAGTGGCGATGATTTCATCAATGCCGCCATCATAAAATGTTTTGCGGATAATGTCTGCCCAGTTGACCAGTTTCGTAATGAAATCATCATCAGAGACGTTCAGACCATCAAAAACATTTCGGAGAATTCTTTTCTCTACTGTCACGGATGGATACTCTTGCTCAACTGTAATAGCAAATCGCTCAAGGAATGCTTCGTTGAGAATGTTCGTACCAATAAAGCGACCATCATCAGATCCTTTACCTTTTGTGTTAGCAGTTGCCAGCACATTGAATCCATCAGCAGGACGCACCCAACGATTGATTTTCTTAATGAAGACACCTTTACCCTCAAGTACAGGTTGAAGGCACAAGATTTTATTGGACGCAAGGTCGACCTCATCCAGAAGCAGGACAGCACCGCGTTCCATTGCTTGAATAACTGGTCCATCTTGCCAGACAGTCTCACCATTTTTCAATGCATAGTGACCGAGCAGGTCGTCTTCATCAGTCTCAATAGTAATGTTAACGCGAAACATTTCACGCTTGAGTTTGGCACAAGCCTGTTCAATCATGAAAGTCTTACCGTTACCAGACAAACCAGTCACAAAGACTGGGTAGAAAATTTGAGATTTGATGATGGATTCGATGTCCTTGTACTGACCAAAACGAACGAACATCTGATCAACGGGCGGAACGAAAGAAACCATATTGTCACGAATAGGAACAACATTGTTTTCTGAATGTTCAGAATTTTTTGAAGTTACGAGTTTTTTAGGCAATTCCTGATCCAGTTTTGGGATTTTGTAGACACCACGACTGACTTTGAATACACTATTTCTTTCAAGCCAAAGAACAGAAAGATTATACTGACGACCAATATCAATCAAGCTTTTGCGATCAATTTGATCAGTATAACCGTTAGCATTCAGGGCTTCTACCAGTTTGATTTGATTAGCATTCATTTTGCACCATGTGGATGAAAGTTCATAACAAATACGAGAGAAAAAATTCTCTCACTCAACAAATAATATAATAACTTATTTAAGCATGGAAGTCAAGAATTTTTTTTCAGAATATCCAAGTCTATCTATCTGATTCGAAAAATCTTTCCAAGTAACATACAAATCAAAAAAATGAATACCGAGCCTGTTACGATTTTCATCAAACAAATCTAACTGAAAACAACCAGTAGATTCTACCTCTTTCGTAACATCTGTTCCCAGTATATCTATTTGACGATCACGTTCTCTGGCATCATCAATTTCTTTGTAGAGTCTATCGTAGAAATCTGAATAATGATCTGTCATTAATTTTCCATTTTGGCAATAAGTTTTTCTAAATACCACTTTGCTTTTTTGAGGTCTTCAACCTCGTTATCTTTTTTATCGGCTCTAAGTATATATTTCACTATATTTCCACGATAAAAATCAAGTTCAAAACTATCAATAATTTCTATCACTTCAATTCCCTGACCCTGATAATGATCAGGGTGATCGACAGCTTCTTTAGGACTGTCTTTCACCTTTCCCAACATAATTCTCCTATGCGATCATTTCAGCAAAACTTTTCATGATAATACGACTTGCGAGTTTATCACGATTGAACTTTTTAAATGCAGAGGCAATCTGACCTTTTGTAGCATCTTCTTTGACAGTAAATCCTTCAGAATCAACATTCAGATTTTTGCCGTCTTTGAGATAATACAACTCATCATAACCTTTGAATTTGGTTGCTACAAAGCAATTTTTAGTTCTGAACTTTTTCAAGATCTCGTCTTGTTCAATGCCCATAACAGAAGCCATTGAAAGACTGAATCTTTTGAACATGCCATTATTGATGAGATAAAATCCCATAATGTTTACCCCTAACCGATCTTTAAGAATCTGATAGAATAATTCTGTAAAGTCATAGCGACTATCAGCACGATAATCTTTTTTAGTCACAGGATCAACAAAGAAAACATTTTCACCAAGAACACTAAATGCTTCCCAATGTTTGTTTTTGCCCATGTAATATTGACGGTAGTGCGAATCACCATCAGTCAAAAACACAGAGTTGACAATCTGAACACGATTTTCTTTTTGAAACTTTGGAATCACTTCCAGTGCCGCAATGATGGCGGAGTTCAAAGGTGTTCCACACAACTGCATGAAATCAGGAATTCCTGGCGTAAATCTATTTACATCTTGACAACGATAATAATAAGAGTATGCCGAAAGATTTTCTTTCATGATCATCATGAATTCAAATGCTTTACCAAGTTCTGCGGCATTCATCTTATTAGAAAACAACTCCAACAAAGAAAAGGTAAAGTTGCAAACATAGTCTTTTTCATTTTCAGTGAAAAGACCGCTTACAGTTTTACCATAATGTGAAGAAGATTCTTCTCCGTTTTCCAATCGTGCTTTTGTGACCGTGTCACTAAAAGCAAAGACCTGAAATGGAATATTTACTTTGCGACAGAACATGACCAAATTCAACAACTGGTCAATCGTACCGCCAAGATTTTGAGCCATTGAACCAGACCAGTCAATGAACATCACAAGTCCATGATTCTTACCACTCGTAACTGTAGCAACACGTTTGAACAGATTGTCGCTATACTTATATGAGTGAATGTTTGACATATCCAACAGACCAGTTTTGGAAGTGCTGGTACGTTTGTATTCATCGGCACGTTTACGCATTTCAAACTCTTTTACAAGATAATCAACAATTTTGTTGTTTTTCTTGCGAAACTCTGAAACATCACGTTTTGCTTGCTGATAAGTTGCTTCCTTGAGCGAACCTTCAACTTTGTGATTATACCAAGTTCGTGCTAGAGAATCACTTTGTGTGTAATAATTATCAATTTTTTGATAAAGCATCTTGTAGTCCACAACAATGTTCTCAAGATTAGCTTTAGGAATATTGACGTACACATAAGGTTTGGTATTGTCTTCATTCAAACGGTGAGCATTATCTTGCCACTGTTCGTCAGTATAAGATGAAGGATTTCTGTTACCGCCGAATCCTCCACGAGGTCCAGAGCCGATTTGTTCATCATCATCTTTACCATCACCTTCAGATTGATTACCAGAGTTTGACATTCCCTCGTCTTGCTCATCAGACCGATCATTCGATTGACTGTTGTTTGATTGACGGTCACCGAACTCATCAGAGTCATCAAAGTTGTCAGAGTTATCAAATCTAGAACTTTCACCGTTCTCATCCTCTTCATAACTGTCCATCATTGAACTGTCATGAAAATCAGTCTGACTTTCATTCTCTTGAGAATAAGCATAAATGTCTCGTGCTACTTGCTCAACTTCTTCAAAAGTTTCTGCTGATTCAACACGATCAAGAAAACCCTTCTCAACTTCATTGAAATGAATACCTTGGGATGCACCACCTTTAGTGTGGAGATTGATACGGTCAATCAGATTCAGTTGGTCAACATCTAAACGTGCCGTACCAAAGAAATCTTCAGCCATCAACTTGCGATATCCTTGTGTCATTCCACGAACACCTCCAGGATACTTGCGTTTGATTTTTTTCTCAATACGAGCATCCTCACAAACATTCAGATAAGACTTGAACCCTTGACCAAGGTCGTGAGACGCAGAATGATAGCCGTCTTCAGGTGTATACAGGGCATGACCGACTTCATGCAGAACCATGAGGTCGTACACATCACCATTCATGTATTTGAAGACTGGCAGATAGAGAACACGATTCTTCACATCGAATGCTGCGGTGTTAAAGTTACCATGTTCAACGGTAAGATTTTCTGAGGAAAGCAGTTTAGCAAGAACTGATTTGCTACTACGCATCTGATCCATAAGCACCTCTGAATAAAGAGTTGTTAATCACTACAGTATATAGAATAACTGAACTGCTCCTGAATGTCAAGAAATATTTTTCACAAAGAAATCAAAGACTTACGATTATCAATGTGTTCGTGTTCGGAAAGATAAAGACGCATGACTTGTCCATCTTTCACATCCCACGAACCATCAACCCATTTTGGTTTCTTTTCAAATGCGTACCACTTATGATCATAATCCATAGCGGCAAATTTCATATTGTGTGTCTTCAGACGTTCAATGATTTCACTTTGAATGTTCATAATCAGTCTCATTTAAGGTTTGCGATATACAAAAATTGGTTCATACTTAAACCACTTGCTGTCAACTTCAGAATACGCCTTTTAAATGTCTAAATGTTCTTTGTATTTCTTAAATCTATCGTTATTCCCGATGACTTCCGACCCCAATCGGTAAACTTCATAATTGTTAGTATGAGAATAAAGAGTACCAACGGACCTCGTAGTGTGGCTGCTAAAAAAGTTTGCAAGATATTCGTATTTGGTGATACCCATTTCTCTAATCCAATGATCGGTGTTAGAATCAGTACCAATATAATGGATATTACGATCAGGCTTAACAGACATAACACCGAGAATGCGACAACCCCAGCCCGAAGAAGGATCATAAATGTTAATGATGTCTTGATTTTTAATATGTTCAGTATATTTTTCATATTTTAATGCCATAAAAATACAGGTCCTTCACATAATTTTCAACAAAAAAATCATAAATTTCAAAAATATCGTCAAAACTAACATCAGACAGTTTAAAATCTTGTTCTGTAAGATTTTTATAATACTCCCAACCCTTACTTACAGTTAAAGGAGAAGAGCCTATGTCAGTTCTCGATGTTCCATGTTCTCTTCTTCCTTCAGTTGCACATGTAAAAAGTATTAATCCTTGTTTTTTACACAAACGAATCATATTTTTAAAAGTTTCTAATCAATAGGGATTGTGCTCAAAACATTCACACGAAATGACGACATCAAATGATTCATCAGGAGCATCATAATTTTGTCCTTCTACCACAATGTCAACATTTTTTCCTGAACCGATGTCTATTCCAGTATAATCACTATTAGAAAAAAATTCTCTAGTAGATCCGTTAATATCTAAACTTCCAACATCTAAAACTTTAACATTATCAAAGTATTCTGGATAAAAATCTTTAACATCAAATATAAATTCTCTCTGTTCAGTATGTGCCATATTATGCTCCAACGTTCCATACTAACGCACCAGATGACACATATAAAAAATTAAGTTCATATCCTTTTTCAATTCCTTCATAACGTAATTCCAGATGGGGATGCGCTAGCAAGACTTAATCCAGTAACTTGCTGCAAATATTGATCAGCAATTTCTTTTCTGGTATCCAGCATCAACATAATATGTTTTGCATCAATAGTCATTTCTTCATCCGCAGAAGTCATACAGTATTGTATCAACCCCATACCCTGTGGAGTTTGAATAGACATCACAGGATGATTCAATTTCCAACA